CCTGCACTATTACCTAACGCCAAAGTTTGTTCTAACGTTTGAGATCCGCCACCGCCATAACTTATAAATAAAGACCAATGCGTTGGATCAGTATTTGGATCAGCTGCCGAACCAATACTAAGTATACAAATATATAAATCATTATTAAATCTAACAATATCGCCTTGATTGTAACCTTCGCCACTTGCAAAATCGCCAGCGAAAAACATTGTTTTATACGCAGGAATATTTAAATTATTACCGCTTAAAGTTGCGACTCCTTCGTATCCTATTGTAGTTAAATTTAATATTTTTTTATTTTTCCATAATTGCGTAGAAGTTTCCCAAAGTAAAGCGTCGAAATTTTGCGGTGTTGTTATTTTTACGTCGTGTAACTCGTCCATTTCGTAACCGTTTTGAACTTTTACTTCGATTATTCCTTGCGTTGGGTGTTGCATGGATACTATACCAACATAAACCATGTGTATCGGCGCCTGTGGTTTAATATTTGTATAAGTTCCTGCCGTAGATCCAGATAAATATAACTGCGTTCCTGGCGCGAATGCGTTCGTGTTTAAACCCTGTAATTTTCCAGTAATTAATACATATCCGTTATTCATGTTCGTTAAATCGGTCTGAATCATTCCCAAAGTTTGCGCGCTTGTTGCGTCGCTGTCCGCTTTTGCTTTTGTAACTGTTGGTAAATTACCCTGGCCCCCGTTAATATAAACGACCGTACCTTTTGTTAACGTTGCGCCTGTATTATTGTAAACTTCCAAAACTAAACTACTCGCATTGCTTAAAGTAGGGAACGTTTGTAAAGATCCAGTACCGTCGATATATTGAATCGATGATCCAGTTGGATTATCAAATTTTGAATTTAAAGCCGTTTGCGTTGCCGTAGATATAGGTTTATTAAGATCACTTGTATTGTCAACATTTGATAAACCTACTGCGTTTTTATCCAGTGTTTGGAATGATTTATCGCCTCTAAAATATTGTGCCGTTGTGCCTGCCGTAATTAAATTTTCTTTATTATTTAATTCCGTTTGCGTAGCCGTTGAAATTGGTTTGTTTAAATCTGTAGTATTATCGACGTTACCGAGGCCTACGTCATTTTTATTTGTTCCATGTGGATTTCCTGTCGTTTGCGAATGATCATAAGCAATTTTACCGCGGTCCCCTCTGTATGCTGTCGAACTTGTTTCACCGAGCGCAAGCGACGAGGAAATTTCAACGTATACAGATCCACTCCAACGATAAGAAATATTTGTATTAATTGCGATATAAATTTTTCCGCTTTCACCTGTTACCGGAAATAACGAAAGGTTTGCATATTCGAGTACATCGTCAACGTATGAAGGTAATTGCGAAGATAAAAGTTTACCAGCCACGTCCAGTTCCGCAAGGCCGTTTGGCGATCCTTTTAAACTTGAAAGTAAATAATTATTTAAAGTTGTTTTAACCAGATTATTCGTAGGATATTTTGTCGTTGAATTATCTAACGTTAAATTTTCTTTATTTGTAACGTTTTCTGGTGTGAATCCTAACGTATTTTGTTTTGCATTTAAAGCCGTTTGTTGTGCTGTTGAAATTGGTTTGTTTGCGTCACTTGTATTATCGACATTTGCCAGGCCTACCGCGGATTTATTCAAAGTTTGAAAAGTTTTATCGCCTCTGAAATATTGCGCTGTCGTTCCTGCTGTAATAATGTTTTCTTTTGATGCTAAACCTGGAACGGTCGGTAAATCTGCCGTACCGCTAATATCGCCAGCCAGTTTTAAAATTCCTTTTGTTGTTGTTGTTGCATCCGATACCGTAATAGTCGATACTTTATTATCTACATACGTTTTGGTAGCTTTTTGTGAAGGATATAAAGTATCCGAAGATCCAAGCGCTGTATCGGTCGATTTATTACTTAAATTTTCCTTACTATTTAAAGCCGTTTGTTGTGCCGTCGATACTGGTTTATTTACATCGGACGTATTATCTACATTTCCGAGGCCTATATCGTTTTTATCCGCTAAAATATTTATTATATTCATTGGTCTAAAGTTATAAGATTTACAATTTGTTTAAATACTCCGTTTATTTGTACTTCTACGCTCATATCTGGAAGTATGTACGTAGATCCTGGCGTAATATCAATCTGGAATGTATTATTAGAATTTTTAACACTTACTGGATCACATGGAAACGAAAAATCGCCCTCGTAATCGTATCCAATTAACGGTAAATTACAGATCCCGTTACTATCCCTAATCTCGAGAGTAAACGTCATTACGTGACCTGCGATCTCGTCCTGTCCTCTTTCTACAAACGTAGTTATATTTGCATTAAGTATACGCCCGATCTTATACCAGCGAGGCGATTTTTTTAATAAGTTGTATATATCCCTGCATATTTGCAAAGTATCCGATTTTGTTTCTACCAGATTCGAATTATCTTTATAAATACGATCTGCAATTACCATTATAAAATTAACAGGTGTATTTAATTCATTTATATTTCCAGTTTGATAATCGATACCCATTAACGGGTAATTTCTCGACCTATCTTTTAAGGCCAAATTTAATTCGCCAAAATAAAAAGAATGTAATTGTAAATGCGCTTTCTGGATTTCCTCGAATTCCTTTACGATATAATTTAATGTTTTTATCATACGAACGAAATATTAATATCCACGCCCCCATTATCTGGCCTAATTTCCGCGCCAAGTTCATCGCAAGGATACAAAGAATTATAATACGAAGTGTATTCTGGAAAAACAGTATAATTTAATTTTAAGAAACGAATAAGTCGTTCACGATAAAAATTATAATCTTTTTTTAATGAATTTATGGTACGATTCATTTCCGATTCATTTACCGTATTTACGCCCTCTGCGTTTACCTTTGATAAACCAACCTGGCGAAGTTCCAAAGTCGTCATATCGACGGCCCTAACCTCAACGGCAGCAATTAAACAATTCGATAAATATTTACTTAATAATTCCTGTTCGTTTATATTTAATGTATTATTATCGACTGCCTGCAATAAATGATTATATAACGAGGATCCTAAAATAGGTTCGATAACCGTATCCTGTACCCTGGTAATAATTGTCGAAATTAAATTATCGTCAACATTTGACGATATATAACTTAATTTTTTTAAATTACTTACTGAAATTAAATGCGCCATAATTTTATTTTTTTTCGATTACTATTTGAAACCAAGTGTGTCGACACGAAGGCGTATTTACCCCAGTTTCTGGATTATGATACCAACCTCCTTTATATTCCCAAACGTTTCGATCAATTCCTGCGGACCTTAAACGACCAGAAATTTTATCTATTTCCTCTCTGGTAAAAACTCGCTGTAATTGTATTAAATTTTTACAAAACGGACGAGAAGTTGATCCAGGCGCTAACGCTGGTGCGTCGATCCTTTCTCTATATTGGTAAACTACTTCGAATTGTACGCCTCCAATATTACTCGATCCTTTTGAAGTTATTTCGAAACCTTTGATCATTCCAAGTGTTTCAAGTTCGATTAATTGTTTACTAATATATGTCGCACCCTTATTTAATGCCTTAACGATTGCCGAATAACTTTCACCGTTTTTGATCATTTCTAAAATTTTGCTTTGATCACTTGTAAGACTCGCAAAATTATATTTATTTAAAAGTTCACCTTCCGTAAATTCTAAATTATTAAAATCTTTTACTTCATGCGAATAAATTTCTTTATAATCTTTTTTTCCTAATTCATTAAACCAGGATAAAACAACATTATCGTCTATTTTTGGCGTTTCTGTACCAAAATTTAATATATCTCCGTTTGGTATAGGTGCAAGCCCTGCAAGTGCACGTTGTTCGTTTATAGTTAAGTTTTTTAATACTGCATTTGCAACCAAAGGCGACATTTTATTTAATGTATCTGCAACGATTGATTTACTATCCGCAACCGGTTCCAATTCTAAAGATTTAACTTTAAAGAAAATTTTATCGCTGAAATTATTTAATGTATAATTTGCATATTCGAGCGCATCTGTAATAATTTTTTGACGATCACTCGCGTAATTATTCATAAAAATCAAATACGCTGTTTGTAGTTCCTGCGATCCTCCTAACTGGCCAGAAGTTTTTACGCCAAATAACGAAGGATTAATAACGCTGTGGCCGTACATAATCTCGTCGACGATACTTTCTTTTGTTAATAAATATCTTTGATCCAGATTATTGCCGTTAATTTGCATAACACTCGGCGCCATTTCCTGCGATTTTGAGAATGTAACAACCAAACCGCCTTGCGTATCTCTGTTTGACGCATCGCCTTTTAATTTTTTTACTACGTCATCCTTCCCTTGTTTATCGTTTGGATCTCCCCAGGGTACATTTACCAGAGTTCCGCCTTTAAATCCGTTTACAACCTCTGAAAATTTAAAATAATTGATCTCGATACTGGCCAAAATAGAAGTAATACAACCAGAGTACGAAGGTATCGGATAAACAGATTTTGTTAATGTTTTTCGGTCCTCGTTTAATATATGCTGTTTTGATTTTCCACAAACATAAAGCATACATTCGTTATCAGTCGCTGTTACTTCTTCGATTGATTTAATTAATTTCCAACCTGTTTTTTCTTCGCTTTGTTTATATGCCTTCCAGTCTTCCGAGTATTCGTAATATCCTTCGATTGTCGATTTTCTTACTAATTCGATAGGGACGTGGTGCGCATCCCAAAATTTTGAAATAGGATTTAATTTGTAAATAATAGAAAACGAATTAATTAATTCCAGATCCGTAGCCACTTCCTTAATAATTTCATCCAGGGAAAACGCTGCGTTTCCATTCTTTTTTATTAAGTTCCAAAGATCAGTATTTGCGCTTTCACTATCTACACCGTCAGACGCTATATATTTAATTTTACTGTTTACGATCCCCTGGTGTATTGACGAATTATAATAACAATACAGTAAAAATTGCGGATATAAATTATCGTCTCCCCAATTATAATGCGAAGATCCTTTTTTAATATTTTCCGATGGCGCAGGTATTTTGGCCTCGCGAAAAATGTAATCAGTATAATTATTCATAAACGTTAATTAGTGTATTTGTATTATTAAAATTAGTTTCTTCGTTAGGATCCGAATAAACTTTTGCTTTGCCAGTTTCGCACAAAATTCCGTTTGAAAAATCTATGCCCGTAGTTGCATTTTGATAAATCTCGTATCTATATTCGCCCTCTGGTAAATCTAAATCGAAACCTTCGTATAAATTAAATAAATTGTAACGGCCCGAAGACAAAGATAAATCGAATAAATTTACGAAATAATCTTTATTTGTTTGCTCTCTAATAAACCTAAATAACCAGTTTACGGGTAAATCGAGATCCGCTTTTTCGTTAAGCGTTACCGTTATTAGGTTTGCGCTTTCTTTTTTTATCAGTAGTAACATTTTTCGGTTTATTTGGATCCTTAAATTTAACGATTTTTTCACCGTCTGTATCCATTATTTCATGTTGCGATAAAAATATTTCCTGTAAAGTTTTCATTTTAGTATTTTTTTAAAATAATAAAGGCCTAAATTATAAAATCCAGGCCTTTTTTAAAATAACGATTTATTAAATAATTACACTAATAAAGCATCTACGATTGTACTGGATACTTTTGGCGCATTTTTCTTTTCACGACCTGTGAAAGTTAAAGTTACCCCGTTCATATCCTCGAATTTAGTTCCGGAAGTCCTTGTAAAATTAAATTTTACACCTTTGTCAATTCCTAAAACTTCATACGTACCGTCGTTTAATTTTGCAATAACACAAAGGCGATCTTTTGATAAACTTTCGAACTGGTCGATCATTTCTGCCGTGTTTCCTGCCAGTTTAATATTACCAGTAATATCGAAACCTGCACTTGCGTTTTCTCTCGTACCAATACTCGTTACCGTAAAGTCGGACATTTCAACGTCAACCAAAACTTTATAAAATAATTTTGTACCTACGTTCGCCATTGCTGTAAGTGATCCAGCCGTACGAGTATAAGTAAAATTTGCCGCGCCTGTACTTGAATCACGCATCGAACCGATATACCATTCGTCGATACCTGCTGCACTATCACATTTTAAAGCGCCGAATCCTGCTGTTAATTCACACATATTTATAATTTTTAAAAGGGCGCTATTACACGCCCTTAATTAATATTATTTATTCAATCGAACAAAGTATTTACCCCAAACAATTTGCGTACCTAATCTAAAAGACGTTTCCGCTTTTAATTTTTCGTTGTACGAATCAAATTTAATATCGAAGTTTTCGTCCTCTCTACTATCTACACCCAAGAAAGTTAACGATAAAGGTAAAGCGAAAATTTCGTTTAATCCGTTTAACGCTGGATCAGTTTTTACCATAATTCCGAACAAAGGTAAAGGAAATTCTAACGAACCGCCTACTTCAGTAGGTATAACAGTAGAG